TTATTGAACGAGTAAAAACATACGTTTCTGAACAATTCAATTATGAGATTATAACAGTAAACATCAAGGAGTAGTATATGGGTATAGAAGATGATTTTTACGCCACAATCAAATTAAAATGTGGAGATGAGATCTTTACAAAAGTAGCAGCATCAGAAGAAGAAGATAGAACTCTTCTTTTACTTTCTAACCCAATTGTAATTGAAGAGATTGTAGTTAGAGGTTCTGTAACTGGCTATAAAGTAGAACCCTGGTTAAAGACCACAGAAGAAGATCTAATCATTATTAATATGGATGATGTTCTCACTATGACTGAGAATAGTAATATTGATATGATTATGTACTATAACGATTTTTTAAGAAAGAATAATAAAGAAAATAATTCTAAACTTTCTAGAGAGATGGGATATATATCTAGTGTTAAAGAAGCAAAAAAGACTCTAGAAAAACTCTATAAAGATAGTTAATCTCTAAGTACCTATAGCTTATCTTTCATCCTGGACAAACCTAGTCTACTGGACTTTTTAGAACTTGTCAACTATTTGTTTTACTGATATAATATGAAAAGAATTAGATAATGTATGCCCATTCAACCAATGACCACCATGAAAAGAGGAAGAAACTCTGAACACTACGTTAATAATAAAGACTTTCTTGAAGCTCTTGAGAATTATTTTTCTGAAGTGGAAAGAGCAAAACTTAATGATAAACCAAAACCTCCTATTCCAAGATATATTGGTGAATGTTTTTTAAAAATTGCTAATCACTTGTCATATAAACCAAACTTTGTGAACTATATGTTCAAAGATGATATGATTTGTGATGGAATTGAAAATTGTGTTAGGTATGTTCATAATTTTAATCCAGAGAAATCCAAGAATCCTTTTGCATACTTCACTCAGATTATCTACTATGCATTCTTGAGAAGAATTCAACATGAAAAGAAACAATTAGAAATTAAAAATAAAATTCTTGAGAAGACTAATTTTGATGAGGTCTTCGATGCAAATGAACTTGACAGTGATAATTATTCAGATTATAACAGCATCAAAGATAGTGTGCATTCTAAACTTAGATACTGATGCGTGTAGCAATTATTACAGACCAACATTTCGGTTGTCGTAAGAACTCCAAAATCTTTCATGATTACTTTCTAGAGTTTTACAACAATATCTTTTTTCCTTATCTAGAGGAGAATGGTATCACCACTGTAATTGACATGGGTGATACCTTTGATAGTAGAAAGGGTATTGATTTCTCTGCATTGGCATGGGCAAAAGACAATTATTATGATCGTCTTAGGGATATGGGTATTACTGTCCATACCATTGTAGGAAACCATACTGCATACTATAAGAATACTAATAAGGTAAATGCAGTAGACCTTCTTCTTCGTGAGTATGATAATGTATATGTCTATGATGCCGCATCAGAAGTTACGATTGGTGGTCTAGATATACTATTCATTCCCTGGATTAATAAAGAAAATGAAGAAAGTACTTTCAAATTTATTCAAAATTCAGATTGCCACTGTGCGATGGGGCACCTTGAACTCCAAGGATTTAGAGTTAATAAGCAAATCGTCATGGATCATGGTCATGCAAGCGAGTTATATTCAAAGTTCACCAAGGTCTTCAGTGGTCACTATCACACTAGATCGGATGATAAACGGATCTATTACCTCGGTAACCCCTACGAGATGTTCTGGACAGATGTCGGTGATCGGAGAGGATTCACCATCTTTGATACAGAAACTCTTGAACATTTTCCAGTAGACAATCCCTACAATCTGTTCCATGTTCTCTATTATAATGATGATGATCCCGCACTTTTGAATTCATCAATCTATGAAAACAAAATTGTTAAGGTCGTTGTCCGTAACAAGACAGATCCCAAGAAGTTTGAAAAGTATATCGATAAACTCTATTCATCCAATGTGTATGAGTTGAAGATTGTAGAAAACTTTCAAATACAAGAGTCTGAAACCTTTGAGATTGAAGAGTCAGAGGACACCTTTTCTATTCTTGATAGATATATTGAGGAGTCAGAAACTGAACTTGATAAATCAATCATTCAGAACCTGATCAGAGAAATCTACCAAGAAGCCTGTGAGATGGTATAATGTACATCATTACAATCGAAGGAAAAGAAAACGAGGGAGCATATTCAGTATCTGATGAAGATGGTGATAAGATCCTTTACATTTTTGAAGAAGAAGATGATGCAATTCGTTTTTCTTTACAATTAGAAGAAGACTGTGGTTTTCCAACCATGAATACTCTTGAGATTGATGATGAATTGATGATCAAGACATGTGAACTTCACGATCACCGTTATACCGTGATCACCCCCAATGATATCGTGATTCCTACTACACACTATGATTCTATTTCAAAAAGTGAATAAGTAGAAAAACTAAATAATAGAAAAAGTTTTTCTACTAATGAAAGTTTGTAAGACCTGTGGTATTGAGAAACCATTCAGTGAATACCATGTTGCCCGAAAAGTTGGTGGTATGAGTGGTGGTTATTCGGCAAAAAACGTCGTATACAAATCACACTGTAAAGAGTGTTATAGAACAAGACAAAGAGAAAAGTGGAGTCAACTCTCTATTGAAAAAAGAAGAGAGAGAAAAAACAATAATAAGTGCTCAACACCAGAATGGCATAGAGAGTATAAACTAAAAACAAAGTATGGATTGACAACTGAAGATTTTTCTTCTATGATATTAGAACAAAATTCTTGTTGTAAAATCTGTAATCAACACATGGATAACCCCCAGGTTGATCACTGCCATACTACAGGTAAAGTTAGAGGACTTCTGTGTAGGGCCTGTAACACTTCTCTTGGATTATTGAAAGAGAACCCTGAAACCCTTCGTAACATGATCTCGTATATCAATGATTCTATTTCAAAAAATCCGCTGGAGAAATCTACTTTCGACAGGTAACCAATTCACTGAAGTAAATCTTAACAAAGATCAAACTACACTTATCATTGGAACAAATGGTGCAGGTAAATCCACCATTCTTGATGCCCTAACTTTTGTGCTGTATGGAAAAAGTTTCAGGAAGGTGAATAAAAATCAACTGATCAATTCAACAAATGAGAAAGGAACTGTTGTTGAGATTGAGTTCAGTGTGAATCAAGTTAATTGGAAAGTTATAAGAGGAATCAAACCAAATACATTTGAGATCTATAGAGAAGATAAGTTACTGGATCAATCACACTCTGCAGTAGATCAACAGAAGTGGTTGGAACAGAATGTTCTCAAGATGAACTACAAGTCATTCACTCAGATTGTGATTCTGGGTAGTAGTTCATTTGTTCCCTTTATGCAACTACCCACCTCTAGTCGTCGTGAGGTTGTAGAAGAACTTTTGGATATCAAGATCTTCTCTTCGATGAATAGTTTGATTAAAGAGAAAATCCGTGGACATAAAGAACAGATCAGAACATTTGAGTTGAAGAAAGAATCTCTCAAAGATAAGATTGAAATGCAAGAGAGGTTTATTAGAGAGATTGAGAACAATGGTAAGTCTGATATTAAGAACAAAGAGACCAAGATTGGTACTCTTTTGAGTGAAGAAAATGACTTTATGAATGATAATATCAAACTCATGGAGGAACTTAATGAGTTTGAAAATCAACTCAAGAACTACACAGGAGCTTCAGAAAAATTAAAGAAGTTATGTGACATTAAAGGTAAACTTTCTCATAAAGTATCAAGTATTACTAAGGAACATAAATTTTTTAGTGAAAATGTATCATGTCCTACATGTACACAGTCAATTGAGGAGGAGTTCAGAATAAATAAAATTGAAGACGCTCAAAATAAAGCAAAAGAGTTGCAGTCTGGTTTCAAAGAACTAGAACAAGCAATTAATAAGGAGGAGGAACGAGAGCGTCTATTTACCTCACTCACTAAGGAGATCTCAACACTCACACATGGTATTTCTAAAAACAATACTCAGATCGCTGGATGTCAGAGACAGATCAGAGATCTGGAATCGGAAATTCAAAGAATTACCGAACAACTTGCAAACAGAAATACTGAACATGACAAGTTAGCAGAACTAAAGGAAAACCTAAAAAATACATACGATAAGTTGGTTGAGAAAAAAGAAGATGTCTTCTATCATGACTTCACCTATAGTCTTTTGAAAGATGGGGGAGTAAAATCAAAGATTATCAATAAGTATCTTCCACTTATCAACCAACAGGTCAATAAGTACCTACAGATGATGGATTTCTACATCAACTTCAAGTTAGATGGAGAATTTAACGAGACAATCCAATCACCTATTCACGAAGACTTCTCGTATTCTTCATTCTCTGAAGGAGAAAAGATGAGAATCGATCTGGCATTGTTGTTCACCTGGAGAGAAGTAGCCCGATTTAA